CTTTCATTATCATATTGCTAATGAAGGAAAGAGATCAATAGCTTACAAAGTAAAGCTTAAAAAAATGGGTTTTCGCTCTGGTGCGCCTGATATATTAATTGAATATCCTCAAGGCAGACTACTATATGTTGAGTTAAAAAATGAAAAAGGCACATTATCTAGTGCTCAAAAATTATGGCAGATTCAATCGAATTGTTTAAAAACTCCCCATTTTATTGTAAAAGGTAATACTAACCAATGCTTAAAAGAATTAGCCAAAATCATAGATAAATATGTCCCGCGTCGTACAAGTAAATAATCAAAAAATTTTACTACCTGAAGATGAAAACAACCAAGACAAGTTTATAGGTTTATGGTTGAAAGCACAGAGCAAAGCTATTACTAAAGTCAAAGATGAATTTATTTTCAAAGATTACACGACAGACGAGATTGACGAGAAAATAGATGAGTATACTTTAAAAATTTATAGACAGTTAAAATATGGAGGTAATGATGTTTATAGACGAGAACTCGAAACCTAAAGAGAAACTAAAAGCTTGGTATTTATTTACCGAAGATTTTGTTGCAGGAACGCAACACTTAACAAATCAAGAAATAGGAATTTATATTCGCTTGCTTTGTTGGAATTGGAATAAAAAATGTAATGGTATTCCTAAAGATAAAAATATTTATTTTAGAATTGCAAATTGTATTACTGAAGATGAAAAGCTTTCATGTGAAAAGGTCATTAAAGAATTTTTTATTTTATTTGAAGATCACTATCAAAACGAAAGACAGCTTCAAGAATTTTTATATATTACGAAAAGAATTGAAGCATCTAAAGAAAATGGAAAATTAGGAGGACGACCAAAAAAACCTAGCCAAAAGCCCCCTACCCCTACCCCTACCTCTACCAGTAAATCCTCTAGTAAGTATAGCAGATTATTTTCTTTATTTTGGGAAAATATAAATAATAAAGTTAGTAAAGGAACTGCAGAGAAAAATTTTTTAAGAATAGAACAAGAATGGCAAGATAAACCAGAGGAATTAGCAAAATTATATAACTCTTATTATGATTCAATAAAAGAAAAAGAATATGCAAAACAACCTGCTTTTTGGCTATCTGCGAAGAAATATTTAGATAAATTACCAGAAAAAAAATATGACTTCGGAGTTATGAATAGAGATGAGGAAAGAGTAAAAATGTTTGTTAATGCAATAAAAGATAATAAAGTTACTCAATTTATTAAAGATTATGCATTAAAAAATAAAGATGTAATTGATTTAGGTATAAGAAAAGGATTAATTACGAAAGAACAAGCGATCAATGATTTAGAAATGAGGAATGAATACTTATGAACATACAAGAAATAGAAATAGATAAAATAATACCTTATCACAATAACCCTAGAAAAAATTTAAATGTTGATAAAGTTGCAAGTTCTATTACTGAATTTGGTTTTCAACAGCCAATAGTCGTAGATAAAAATTATGTAGTGATTGTTGGTCATACGAGATTGCAAGCCGCAAAAAAATTAAATTATCAAAAAGTGCCTGTATTTGTTGCTGATTTATCAGAAAATAAAGCAAAAGCTTATAGAATTGCAGATAATAGACTTAACGAAGATTCTAGCTGGGATTATGATTTTTTAAATATTGAAATGAATATTCTGAATGAGGGTAATTATGATTTATCACAACTAGGTTTTAATGATGAAGAATTAAAAAATTTACTTGCAAATCAAGGCGATTTTGAACCTACAGATATTGACGATCAATCAGATATTGATGAAGCTTCTGAAAGATGCGAGACTTGTGGACAAACATTACCAAAATAAAAGTCTATATATAGATTATTGTAGTCATAAAGTTGCTGTTTATTCTGTTCTTCGTTGGCATTATTCTAGGCGAATGCCAAAGTCTAAATTAGTAAGATTCGGAGTATGGGAGTATGGAAAATTTAAAGGTGCTATAATTTATGGTTTAGGAGCTAATCCAAAATCTGGCGCTTTTCTTGGCATTTCTAATTTTGAATGTCCTGAATTAGTAAGAGTAGCATTAGATAATCACGATAATGCAGTTTCAAAAATTGTTAGTTTTACTTTAAAAAAAATGAAAAAAGACTTTCCTAATATCAAAGCAATTGTTTCGTATGCTGACCCAGAAAAAAATCATAAAGGCGGAATATATCAAGCGATGAACTGGACATATATTGGTAAGACATCATCATCAAAAATTTATATCGAAAATGGCAAAGAAATACATTCAAAAACAATTTCGGACAGAATAAGATTCAATAAATTAGATAAAAATCATAATTTAGAATACAAAGTCGTAAAAGGTAAATACAAATATGTTTACTTGTTTGACAAATCATTTGCTGATAAGTTAAATAAATTAAAAAAAACTTATCCTTAATGCGGTAGCTAGAGCATAGTGCAATAGTACCATTATTGTAAAGGCGGTGCGACTCCGACCCTACCGCTCCAAAATATTATTGCAAATTCATAAAAAATTAAATAAATATTAAATTACCTTAACTCAAAGGGCAAAAGAGGATTATGGCTAGACCAAAAAAATATAAAATAGATACTGAACAAGTAAAAAAATTAGCACAATTTGGATGTACAAATAAAGAAATCGGAGAGTTTTTCGGTTGTTCTGCAGATCTTATTGAAAAGAGTTATTCGGAATTTCTGATAAAAGGAAGAGCAAACGGAAAAATAAGACTCAGACAATTACAATGGTCATCAGCAGAAAAAGGAAATGTGGCTATGCTCATATTTTTAGGAAAAAATATTTTAGGACAACAAGATAAATTAGAAGAAAATCAACTAGAAACTCCTTTACCTTGGTCAAATGATTAATGCCATTATCAAAACCTCAAAAGGAAGTAATATCACATAAGGCAAGATTCCGAGTTCTTATTACAGGAAGGCGTTTCGGAAAAACATTTTTAGCAATCAATGAATTGGCTAAATTTGCAAGTCAATCAAATAAAAAAGTATGGTATGTAGCTCCTAGTTATCGTCAAGCTAAATCAATATGCTGGAATGATTTAAAAGATAGATTGATAAAACATAAATGGGTAAAATCAGTAAATAATAGTGATCTTACTATCATATTAAGAAATAATTCAAGAATATCACTTAGAGGAGCAGATAACGAAAATAGCTTGCGTGGTATTGGTCTAGATTTTTTAGTAATGGACGAATTTGCAGATATTCATAAGCAAGCGTGGTATGAAGTATTAAGACCGACATTATCAGATACTAAGGGACATGCACTTTTCTGCGGAAGTCCTCGTGGTTTTGGTAATTGGTCATATGATCTTTTTAAATTAGGCGAAACTAATACTGATTGGAAATCTTTTAAATATACTACACTTGAGGGTGAACAAGTCATGCAAGACGAGATTGATCAAGCAAAAGAAGATTTAGACATGCGAACCTTTCAGCAAGAATATGAAGCGACTTTCGTAAATTATTCTGGAATGATTTATTATAATTTTGATAGAGAAAAAAACTTAATTGATAAATTTACAAATAGACAATCAACTTTGCATATAGGATTAGATTTTAACGTAGACCCTATGTGTGCAGTTGTTTCCGTAATAGAAAATGATATTATTATTGTTATAGATGAAATACAAATCTATAGTAGTAATACAAATGAAATGTGCGACGAGATTAAAACAAGATATAAAAATAAAATAGTGGTTTATCCTGACCCAAGTGCAAGACAAAGAAAAACATCTGCTGGTGGTTTGACTGATTTAGCCATTCTTAAAAATGCAGGCTTTGAAGTAAAGTCAAGAAATACAGCACCTTTAGTAAGAGATAGAATTAATGCAGTGAATTCAAAACTAAAAAATGTAAATGGTAAAAATAGTTTGTTCATTCTAAATAGTTGCAAAAATGTAATAAAAAGCATAGAAAGACAAATATACAAAGAAGGAACACATATACCAGATAAAGAAAGTGGCTATGATCATATGAACGATGCATTAGGATATATGATAGAATATAATTATCCTCTAAAAAGAAATTTTGTTACTAGTCCTCCTAGAAGGTGGAGTTGATGAACAGAGAATTCTTACAAAAAAAACACCCACTATGGCATGCAAATATTGCTAATTGGGAATTTTATATTCGTAGTTATCTTGGTGGAAATGATTATAAAAATGGATATTATTTACATAGATATATTTTAGAAAGTCCTGAAGAGTATGATCAAAGAATTAGACATACTCCATTAGACAATCATTGTAAAAATGTTGTTCAAATCTATACAAGTTTTTTATGGCGAGTTCCTCCGACTAGAGATTATGGAACACTTGACGGCGACCCACAATTAGAATCTTTTTTAGCTGATGCAGATTTAGACGGAAGAAGTTTTGATACTGTTATGCGAGAAGTTCAAATGAATGCAAGTATCTATGGAAACTGTTGGGTTATTATTGATAAGCCACAGACCAATGCAAAGACTAGAGCAGAAGAATTACAACAAGACATAAGACCTTATATGTCAATTTATACTCCAGAAAATATCGTCAACTGGAATTATAGAAGAGCTGCAAGTGGTAGATTCTATCTAGATATGTTGCTTATAGTAGAAGATATAAATGCAGATAGAGCTATTCTAAAATTATTTACAGAAGAATCAATAATGACATATGAAGTTGAGGATTATGATAAAGAATACGCAGACGGTGATGCAAAACTTCTTGAAGAAGTTCCTAATCCAATAGGAAAGATTCCTGCAGTCAATGTTTATAATTTAAGAGGTAACAAACGACCAATTGGTATTAGTGATTTAGCAGATGTTGCATTTTTACAACAGTCTATCTATAACGACTATTCAGAAAAAGAGCAATTAATTAGATTAGCTAACCACCCTAGCTTAGTAAAGACTCCTAATGTCGAAGCCAGCGCAGGTGCTGGTTCTATCATAGAAATACCAGAGGACTTACAATCGGATTTAAAACCTTATATCATTCAACCAAGCGGACAAAACTTAGACGGAATAATGAAATGCATTCAAAATAAAGTTGATGCAATAGATCGTATTACTCACATGGGTTCAGTAAGAGCAACAGGAACTCAGATAGCAAGTGGCATTGCGCTTCAGACAGAATTTCAGCTTTTGAATGCTCGTTTATCCGAGAAAGCAGACTATTTAGAAAATGCAGAAGATCATATTTGGTCTTTGTTTGCAAAATGGCAAGATAGAGATTGGGACGGTTCAGTTGATTATCCAGATACTTTTGACATTAGAGATTGGGCTAATGATCTTCAATATTTACAAATGGCAAAAGCTAGTGGCATCAAATCTGAAACATTCAACAAAGAATTAGATAAACAAATAGCTGAAGCTGTCATTGATGATAATGAAACTATTAAAACTATTAATGATGAAATAGATTCATCAAGAACAGTTAGAGGACAATTTCAAACAACAGAAGTAGAAGGACAAACAGTCGGTGGCGAAGAGGAAGAAGAAAGTTAGAAAAGTAGCTAGAGATAAAGAAACAAATGTTCCTAAAAAATATTTGTCTGGTCTCAAAGGTGCTAAAAAAGTAAGACGAGCAAATCTTATCAAACAAGTAAGTAGTTTATACAGATCAGGTGCTAGAATACCTTTATCATTACTAAGAAGTAGGACAAAAGCATAATGGCTAGCAAATTTAGAAAAGCACTATCAGCATCAACAGTTGCAACTCTTAAAAGAAAAGCAAAGAAATCAAAGTTATTTAATTTAGCAGATTTAAAAGCATCTTATCGAAGAGGGCAAGGTGCATTTCTTGCAGGTGGTAGTCGTAGAGGAATACCTATGAATGCTTGGGCTATGGCTAGAGTAAATAAATTAATTAGTCGTGGTCGTAGTGGTACATTTGATACAGATATTATTAGAAGAGCAAGTAAACGAAAAAGAAAAAAATAATGGTTGCTAAACTTTCAACAATAAGAGAAAAGATAAGAAAAGGTAAAAAACTAGGATTTAGTGAAAGAGCTAGAGCAGTCGCTAGAGGAATATTACCTTCAAAAGCTAAAAAGAAAAAAAAGAAAAGATAATGCCTTTAATCAAAGGTTATAGTAGAAGATCAATAAATAAAAATATAAAAACAGAAATGCGTTCTGGTAAATCTAGAAAACAAGCAGTAGCGATAGCTTTATCAGTAGCAAAGAAAGCAAAAAAAAGGAAAAAAAGATAATGGCTACATATCAAGGTAGAAAAGTTACATTAGGAAAACCATTTCGTACGCCAGGTCAAAGAAAAAAATTTGCAGTTTATGTAAAAGATAAAAAAACTAATAATGTTAAAAAAGTTAGATTTGGCGATCCGAACATGTCAATTAAAAAAAATATACCAGCAAGACAAAGATCATTTCTTGCAAGAATGGGAGGAGTACTCAAACAAGTCAAAGGACAGAAAACACTTTCGCCAGCATATTGGTCAATAAGAGCATGGAAGAAAAACTTCCCATTATAATTTATGTCAAAAATTTTAGATCAATTAGCTGATCAACATGAACAAAGAATAATAGAAACTTTATATCGTTTAGAGGACGATATTATAAAAGAAGTCACTAGAGCTACTGGTGGTAATCTAGATATTGAAACAAGAATAGCAATACAACTACAACCTAAACTTAGAGCTTCAATAGAAGAAAATTTTCTTAATGAAGCAGATTTAATTATTAATGAAGAATATAACAAAATAGCAAAAGATGTTTTAGATGCATTTGGCGAAATGCCTATTCCTGCTAAATTTAAAAATCTTACAGAAGTCGATTTAAGAACTATCAACGCATTAAAATATCAAGCATTTGCAGGATTTGAAGATATTGCTGAAAGATTTTTAAAAGTAATAAATGATGAAGTTTATCAAAGTATCATAGCTGGTCGTCCTTTTGATGATATGGTCAAGAATATTAGATCACATATAAACGGAGTATATCAAAGATCAGATATGAGCAAGATCAATGAATTAGTTGATTTTATTAATGAAAATAAATTTGATGCATCTAAAAAAGCACAAATAGAAGAAGCAATTAGAAAACTACATACAGAATATGCGGCTGACCGAGCAGGCAATAATTTACGAAGATATGCAAGTCAAATAGCTCATGATTCAGTAATGCAGTTTCATGGACAATTTACAGTAAAGAAAGCAAAAGAAAGTGGACTCAATCATTTTACCTACACAGGAACATTAGTTCGTGACTCTAGACCTTTCTGTGTAAATATGCTAAACAAAACATTAACCGAAACTGAAATTCGGGATATTTGGAATAATAGACCATGGAAAGGTAAATCGCCCGGTGACCCATTTATTGTTCGAGGAGGATATAGATGTCGTCATACATGGTTACCAACTAATCCTGAATGGAATATATAACAGGGAGTATTAAATGGCTGAAGAAAATAAAGTAGAACAAACTACGGAAACTGTGGTTGAAGAGCAACCAAAAGAAGAAACAAAAGAAACTGTGAATGGCAATTCTTTTAGTGAAGAAGATGTTAACAATATAGTCAAACAACGATTGGCTAAAGAGAGAGCTTCAATATATAAAAAATTAGATGTTGAAGATTTAGATACTGCTATCAATGCAGTTAAATTGACAAGAGAAGCAGAAGAAAAACAAAAAATACAAAAAGGCGAATTTGAACAAATACTTAAAGAGAAATCGGAAGAGTATAGCAAAAAGATTGGAACTTTAGAAAGTGAACCT